ATATTTCTATATTTATCAGTGAACTTCCAAGACTTGGTAAATTCTGAATACCGTTGTATGGTTAAGAAAAGTACGGGCACTTGCTCACCGTCAATCTCTATTTTAAGGTCATCCTCTACGAACTTAATGAACGATTTGTCCATATCCTCATAGTCAACCCCCCTAGGTAGAAATCCACTACCTTCCGCGATGTCGTTCAAGATTTCCTCTCTACGCTCTACGCCAACGATTTGTGGTGTAAGTTTTAATTGTTTCTTAAATCCTTTTGGAAATGGCATTATAATACTGTGTTAATGTGTTTATCTTTTTCATAATTATGAAGCCCGAAATTCATTATAATCTACTGGAGCACAAGTAACAATTCTATACGCCCCTTTATAGCCCATGATAGTGTGTTTATTATCATAGTTCTTTTTACCGTCATGTACAACACTAAAATATCTTAATTCGTCTTCAGTAACTTGATAGCCAATATAATCACCCAAAGATAACTCAACATTCAGCTCTATTAGTTGTGCGGAATAAATACTGAATAATAATTGACCATCTTGTTGGTCAATACCACTACCAGCATTTTGATTGAATGCAAAATACTCGGCTTCATTCAATAATGGCATAACTGATAACTCTACTGGTACCTTATACATAACCTCATCTTTACGAGCTTCTCCGTAAACATCAGTTGTGGTGGCTTCCCTATTTACCCGATATAGAACCACCTTAAAATTTCCATCCCCCTCAATAGCCTCTCTACCCATTTCAATCTCTAATTCGAAATCTCGTTGGGAAAAGAACTTATTATTCCTATTTATTGGTGTAATTTTAGGTTTAGACATATCTCTTTAAAGATAAATATCTCACAACACGGTAAATAGTTCAAAGACTTGATTTTTAAATTTAAAATGATTATATTTAACTCATTATGATAAAGTTAGAAGATATTAAAGGAAGAAAAGCTTTAAGCCTTTTATGGCTTTACGAAGGTCGTAACCCCTATTTGTTGAACCTTAAGGAAATTCTTACGGCAAAAGGTAAGATAGCCTTAACTCCAACACAAGATTCGTACATTATTGACAACTACGACCAAGACCCTATCAAAGTAGATAGGGTAATAGGTGTTTCAACTTATCTTGGAGAGGAATTGAAGAAGAAGGATGATTTATCATTCATACCGCAAAGAATATATGTCGGTTTCGTACTGGCTGAGACTGAAAAGTCATACCACGTATTCGGTAAATTAACACAAAATCAAGTTGAATTCAGAATGTACTGGCTTCCAAAGACACAAGTTATGGAAGACCCATACTTCATGCCTGTGGACATTGATATGGAATTTGACAAGTATATTGAGTTGGATACTATGGGAAGAGTACCATACGAGCACCAAGAAGAAGGGGTTAAATTCTTACTCAGTAGGAACGGATGTATCTTGGCTGACGACATGGGATTGGGTAAGACCTACCAAGCTATTATGGCTGCATTAGAGGCTAATGTGGATAAAGTACTGATTATATGCCCAGCATCAACCAAGATAAACTGGAAGAGAGAAATAGAAATGTTCGGGGAAACTGACATCAGTATTGTCAATTCATTTAATTGGTCACCAGCAAAATGGACAATCATTAACTACGACATACTGAAAAATTATCATACAATCACACCTAAGACTAAAAAGGAACGTGCTGGAATAGATTATTGGGATAGAGAAATATGGGAAGAGAATTTTGGTTTGATTATTTGTGACGAAGCTCACAAATTGAAAGACCATAAAAGTAAGAGAGGGGCTATTGTGGGAGAATTGACCCAAAACCCTGCTACAGAACGTGTATGGTTATTAACTGGCACACCAGTGGCGAATAGGCCAAAGGACTTCTATAACCTCTTAAAACTCATTAAAAGCCCATTGGCCGATAACTGGCCGTTCTTCATGAAACGATATTGCGATGCTAAGTATTTATATAAGAAACTCCCAAGTGGTGGGACTAGGAAGATATTGGTAGCCAAAGGAGAATCAAACTTAGCCGAATTATCGATGAAATCTAGAAACTACGTTATGCGTAGATTGAAGACTGATGTTCTTGACATGCCAGATAAAATTGTTACACCTGTTCATCACGAACTTACGGAAGCTCAACGTACTGAATATGAGTACTTATGGGAAGAATATCTTATAGAGAGAAAAGCTAAAAAGAAGAAAGGAACACCAGATAAAGATTTGGTTGAAATCATCCTATTACGTAGATTTATGGCTATGACTGCCATTCAGAATACAATTGATATGGCTGAGGCTGCTTTGGAAGAAGGACAAAAGGTTGTAATATTCACCACATTCAATGACGAGCAAGCCGAATTATTCGAACATTTCGGAAACAAATGTGTATTACATAATGGGTCAATGAATGACAATGAAAAACAAAGGTCTGTCGATAAATTTCAAAAAAATGTCAGAACTAAAGTATTTATAGGTAACATCATATCTGCTGGTGTTGGTATTACCCTTACTGAAGGTACGGTTGTAATTTTTAACTCATTTGATTGGGTTCCAGGTAACAACGAACAAGCTGAAGATAGAACATACAGAATTGGACAAGAACAAACCGTGAACGTATATTACCAATTGTTTGAAGATACTATCACAACTAAAATGTGGTACACCGTTCTTAGGAAAAGAGGTATAATTGATAAGATTATTGGTACTGGTTCTGATGATAGAACTTTTGAACTGGTAGACTACATAATAGAACACGAAGATGAGAGTTAGATTATATACAACAAATGACTGTCCTTTCTGTAAGGAGATGTTAGAACACTTTAAAAGTGAAAAGATTGACTTCACTGAAGTTAATATCAGGAAAGCGACAAATAAAGCCGAATTCGCTAAAATTCAAGAGGTTAGTGGAGCTGACAGCGTACCTATCATTTTGGTAGGTAAAAACATCTTAATTCCAGACCGTTCATTCCGAACAATAAAGGAAGGCTTTGAAATCACCAAAAAAATATTGTCCGATAACGCTTAATGTTTATCTGTTTGCTAGATATTTATAGTTAAACAGAATACAATGGCAGTATCAAATGAGGATAAATTAAAAATATTCGCTCAGTTCCGAGCGCAAATGGGTGCTCCAGTTCGAAACATCGAAATGGAAGACGAAACCCTATGCATACTTCTGGAGATTGCAATCGAAGATTACGCCCAATACATACAAGAATGGCTAATCGAACACCAATGGCAATCGTTGTTAGGTGCTAACATAGATACCACGGATATGGCATTCGCAATGAGTGTTAGGTCTCTGGATTTCATCAGCCAATACTCATACGCATACTCGAAACAAGTAGGGCTTCAAACTAGAGGACCTTGGGAATTGAAGAAGGATTTTGTGACCCTAGAAACTGGTCGACAGGTATATGAAATACCTGCTGGCCGTGAGGTAAACGAAGTATTATGGTTAACACCTCCTACTACGGATATGGCACTTATGGCCAACTACGCTGGTATCGATTTTGGTTTCGGTGGTGGTAATGCACAACTTGGCTCTGCTGGTGGTGGTATGAACGGTGGTGGTATGGGTGGTGCAGGTGGCTACTACATAGCGCCTGCTTATGACATCCTTTTAACTGCTCAAGATTTCAATCTTAAAAATAGGATTCTTAGAAGTGAAATGACATACAAAGTAACGGCAGGACCTGGAGGCACTAGGTTATTACATTTGATGTCCGTTCCAGGTTCTAAACTATCATTTGGTCACGGAATAGGTGGTGCTGCATCCAATTCAATAAATATGACTGGATGTCAAGTTTGGTACCACTATTATGACACTACGCCAGAAAATGTGGATGAGTGTAGATTGGATAACCCAGACATCATCAAATTACCTAATGAAGTTCCATTGTCTAAATTAGATTACGCAGACTTTAATTTTCCAACTAAAGCACTGGTACGTCAATTGTTTGTTGCTGAATCTAAAAGAGCATTGGGAAGGACAAGAGGTAAATTCGGTGGCGTGATAGGGCCGCCTGAAGCTGAACGTACAATGGACTACGAAACACTAATCACTGAAGGAAACGATGAGAGAAGATTTGTTTTGGAAAGATTGGATGAAAGATTATTGAGATTATCTTCTGAGTCGCAAATTGAACGTGCAGCTAACGAAGCTGAGAACCTTAATCGACAGTTAAAATACAAGCCTTTAGGATTCTACTTCAAGTAAGAAATTGACATTCTGATAATTTTTCAGTATCTTTGCAAGTAACAACAACATTACATGCAGAACATAGACAACGAAACTATCGTCCAGTTTTTAGAAGGACACGACCCCCAAGAACATATAGTAGCCATTGAAGCGCCTTATCATGTTAATAAGGCTTACTTAATCATCAATCACCCTGAGAAGGGGAAATATATAGAGACACATCATTACGAACCTTTCGTTTGGATGAAGCATGCCGTTTCAGGAACTCTGTACGGTGGTAATCGAGCCAGAATCAAAGAAGCTATGATGAACTATGGCATCAAAATTAAGGCTCTACAAATAGCAAACGAAGAAGGGTACACTCCAGACAGGATGAAGAACGGGTTCAAATACCTTGCATCCTCAAGCCAAAGCTATACAGCATTATTAAACTTCTTCAAGGAAGGTGGACACGATGTCTACGATAGTACCAAAGCTAGAAATTTCATGGCACTTAACCCTACTGAGCAATTCCTAATTGCAACAGGGAAACGTATGTTCAAAGGTAAGAACGACTATGACGACTTACACAGATTCCAATTTGACCTTGAAACAACTGGATTAGACCCAAGACGGGATTCTATTTTCCAGATTGGTATGAAAGATAATCGTGGTTACGAAATGATTGTCGAAACCATTGGCGATACGCCACAAGAAAAGCGAGATAGTGAGCGTGTAAATATCGTTAAATTCTTTGACGAACTAATTCGTATTAAGCCAGATACAATTGTTGGGTATAACTCAGAATTCTTTGACTGGAACTTCTTCGAAGTGAGATGCGGAATACTAGGCATCCCAATGGAAGACATCGCAAGAACACTTAACAAAACGTCTAAGATTAGACGTAGAGACTCCCAAATCAAATTAGGGGCTGAGACAGAATACTACAAACAAACAATGATGTGGGGATTCAATATATTGGATATTTCTCACTCAGTTAGACGAGCACAAGCCATTAACTCTGACATTAAATCTTGGAGTTTGAAGTATATCACTAAGTTCTCCAAAGTTAATAAGAAGAACAGGGTATATGTAGATGGTGACGCCCTACACGATACTTGGGCACAAACAGAGGACAATTTCTTATTCAATAATACTGATGGAGATTGGTTCAAATTTGACCCCACTGATGAAGACCATCTTAAGAAATTAGAATCTGGTAAATACGAACGTAAGAATGGTGCGTTCATCGTGCGTAGATATTTGTTAGATGACCTTTGGGAAACTGAAATGGTCGATGGCATCTATAACCAAGCATCATTCCTATTATCTAAACTATTGCCGACTTCTTACATGAGAAGCTCTACAATGGGAACGGCCAGCCAATGGAAATTAATATTGGCAGCTTGGTCTTACGAACAAAATATAGGTATCCCAGATTACGAAGCTAAGAGAAGCTTTACTGGTGGTCTATCAAGATTACTTAAGGTAGGATTCGCCAAGATTGTAGCAAAACTAGATTATGCGGCACTTTACCCTAAATGTACTCTCACGTATGATATTTTCCCTTCGTTAGATATTACTGGCGTTATGAAGGGTCTATTAAAATACGTTGTAGATACTCGTGATGAATTCAAATTCCTTACTGGTAAGTACAAGGGAATGGTTAAGAAGTTTAAAGTTGACCTTGAAGTAACCGACCCTAATAGTGCTGATTATCAAATACTTATAGATAAAATAACTGAGTATGAGAAATTAGCGTCTGATGCTGACAAAAAACAATTGCCGCTTAAGATATTAGCAAACTCATTCTTTGGGTCTTACGGAGCGCCACATATTTTCCCATGGGGAGATAGTAACTGTGCCGAAAAGATTACCTGTATGTCCAGACAACACCTTAGACTTATGGTTAAATGGTTCTTAGATAAATTCGGATTTGACCCACTTGTGGGTGATACTGATGGTTTTAACTTTGCATTGCCAGATAACATTGAGGACTTTATATATACAACCAAAGGTGACCACTGGAAAACTAAAGAATACGGAGTCACTGAACTAAAAGGTCTCGATGCTACCGTGGCTGAATTCAATGAAACTCACATGGAAGGATGGATGGGGCTAGATATAGATGATATATGCTCAACCACAATCAACTTCAAACGTAAGAATTATGCTAATATGATTGACGGTAAAATGAAGCTTGTAGGTAACTCTATTAAATCTAAAAGAATGCCAATCTATATTGAAGAATTCTTAGATAATGGTATTAAAATGCTATTGAATGGTAATGGTCATGATTTCGTGGAGCATTACAATGAGTATGTAGATAAAATTTATAATTATGAGATTCCTTTGATGAAAATTGCATCTAAGGCAAGAGTTAAACAATCTATTGACGCTTACAAAAAGGATTGTAAATCAAAAACTAAAGCTGGACATTTCAAAGCTAGAAAAGCTCATATGGAGCTATTAATCGCGAACAATAGACCTGCTAACTTAGGTGATACTATATACTATGTGAATATTGGTAAAACAAAATCTACTGGTGACGTAACTAAGGTAACCGATAAAGAAACTAATAAGGTAACTATAAATCTAAATTGTAAACTAATCTCACAAGCTGAGATTGAAAGTAATCCAGACCTTACAACAGATGAGTACAATGTATCCAAATACATCGCGGCACTAAATAAAAGGCTGGAACCGCTATTGGTGTGTTTCTCTCCCGAAATCAGAGATGAAATTCTTATTGGTTTGAGTAAAGATAAAAAGACTAAAGAATATGTTCTTAATGACAGAAAAGTATTCACAGAAAAACAATGCGAATTAAGTTCTGGCCAACCAATCAATCCTACAGACCAAGATACGTTAGAGGACTTTTATACGCTGGCCGATACTGAGATAGAATTCTGGCACAATATCAATGAGACACCAAATCAAATGACTGATAATGAATGGACTTTGATTGAAGAAGATTGGATTGAGAGAATTCGTATAGCCAGAGAGGTCGGTATTAGTAGTGATAGGGCTAGATTAATCGATACTTGTCGTAGATTAGAAACTTCTGACCTTAGAAATATAGAAGTGTACGGTAAGATACCTAAGTCTATTGAGTTGTTCACATATTTGAACTTAGAGGATAAAACCTTATGTTCTACAGAGTTCGGGATACCTTTAGCTAAGTTGGGTATTCTATTCGATTACCAAGACGAAGCATTATTGAGAGATAAATTCTATCAGACTATTCTTCCAGAAATGAGAGGATATATTGAGGAAGGTGGGGAGTACGATGATTATAGCTGTTGGATATGGTTTTTAGAAGAGATTCAAGATGATAGGTTTGAAGTAGATAGATTCGCTAAAATTAAATTCTGGATTGACCTTATTGGTATTTTAGGATTTGTAACGTATTATGACCTACCAGAAGATGAAATAAATAACCATTGGCTTAAACTACTAGAATTGCAAGTCACTGATGAGTATACTGCCCCAAGTAATAGAGAACCAGAGAACGAGCAAGATGGTAATGAATCTGAGGAAGAGTTCATTAGTACTACTAAGGAAGAGAAAACAATACTTTCTCTCGTTGACGAAGTTAGAAATAAAATGAATACATTAGAGAATGATGATTGGGGATTCTAAGATGATTATTTCTTAATTGAGCCACCCATTATATTGATTCTTAGTTCTTCTCTTAAGGGAACGATTAGTGTCCCAGAACCATCTAAAAATTCAATTATAAATTTACCGATGTAGATACCAGATTTATTAGTGTCTCTTTCGGTAAATCTGTAAGATAAATAATACTCATCACCAAGACAATCGTCACAATTGGGACACTCTTCTTTCAAGATAGCCACCGTTTGTTTCTTACCTATTTTTTTGACGCCAGTTTCTAAGTCAGACATAGTGAAATATATATTGGAATTCTGTAGCTTAGTAAAAAAGCTACTCCAATCATATCTTCCATCCTGAATCAGTTCCATCCTTAGAACTGGCAATGTCGCACCTTTATTTATAAAATAATCCATTTAGTATTAGTTATATATAAATAATCCATTGCTTACAAGTACTTTATTTGTCATCATCGAATATTCTATTTAATTATAAATAGTTCACCCGATACAAAACTATTTAATTTCCATAATTGAATCTATCAAAAAACCATTTATAATGATTTTTAATCCAGTTAGACGCATTTTCACCTAATATTTCTTTGTGGTCTGATTCTATATTGGTGATTTCAGTACGAATATTATGGTCACCATAGATTCCATATACTGAATCATCCTCAACGGTTATCTGTTCTACGTTCTTATAATCGTGCTTAAAAATAGGTAAATTGAAATAATCATATAGTCTTCCCATCTCTACATCTGGCTGAATACAAAAGTCTTCGTATTTTATAAATAGAATCTTTTTATCAACCTTCTCGGTAATCATTTGACCCAATCGTTCAAATGCTAATCCTACAGGTTGACCCATAACCCAAATATCTACTCTTTTTTCGGTAGTAGTTCCCTTCATTTCAGCATGATTCACTATCCCAGAATCTAAATGCTGACTTTTTCGGAAATTTTTCTCCATAGAGGCGTAAATATCTCTTGGGTCTCTAATCATACAAACAATCTTTGGGTCTGGATAGAAAGAATCTAAGAATCCATAGTGGACACCCCACCCTCTACTCTTATCTAAGACATAAGGTTTATCAGTAATACCCTCATAAAATCCTTCTACACCACTTCTACAGAACGAACTAAAAGCTTCCTTCATAAGTCCTTGGTCTTGGGCTTTAAATTCAGGAGAGGAGCTAAAATTAGCTCTAGAGGCGTATACTAACTCTAATACACCAGATGTTGGTGAAACGTAGAAATCTGGATTCTGACCCATTACATTCTGTAATAGAGTTGAACCAGCTCTAGGTAAAGAACTTTGAAAAAATAATTTAGATGCCATTAATTGAGTCTATGATTTCGCTAAGGTCAAATATATCAGGTTCGATAATTGGACATTCGTGAATAAATCCATTAAAATTGTAATCAAATAAATAACTGTCTGGTAATTTAACTGTTTCTGACAATGAGGCTTGAATATTATTATGGATTGTATACCCGAACACATTAGGAACTGTACCTATCCATAATACTGTTGATGGTAAATTCATGGCTGCTGCTGCATGTTGCATACAAGAATCTATGAGTAATCTTTTATCTGATAATCGTAATAAATAAAACAACTCCATATTGGATAATTGTTCTGTAACGGCCTCAACCCCATGGAGAATATTTGCAGAATTCCTACAAATTTGAATCACATGATAAGCCTCATTTATATAATGGTTAGCTACCGATTGACCTAAATCATAGGGCATGTCTCTACACCATGAGTAAGGAAATGGTTGGTCATTAATTGCCCCCCCATTTGTATGTATCACGAATATAGGCTTTTCTCTTGTCCATTTATTATGACCAAATTGTTGTTGTCTGAGATTGAAAATCAATTCTGGATGTTCATTAGAAAAATCCAAATTATATAATTTACACCAATTCTCTATTAGTGGTAACTCTTTGTGAATGTGCTCTGTTGTGAAATAAGGTTCATGTCTGAATATGATAGAATCCTTACCATCGATGAAATCATCATAGAAATATGGAGTTGTACCTATGCGATATACTCTGTCAATAAATTCTAAATTTAAGAAAATTTCTGGATACGAGCATATTACGATTAAGTCTCTGTCTTGGTGAGTACTCTTGATACTCTTAGCTACAGCCGTAGCAGCAATGTGTTTACCTATACCCCCATCTATGTGAAAAATTGAGAACTTATTACCCATAATCTATCGTTTTTAATAAAAATAGACAAAAACATTCTAAAAATCAAGGGTTATCCTCAAGTGTCCCTGTATGTATTTTATTAAGTATTAAATAGTGGCATTTTATACCCTGTACCATTTACCGTTATCGTAATATATGTTGCCGCGCTAGCAGGTATCGCTCCACCTAAACCAATAGTGGCTGTTAAAGCTGTTGTGGTACCAATGAAGGTTAAGTCACCATTAATATCTAAATTGGGTACTGCTGAAGTATTACCAGCAGCACTTAATCCAAACCCACCCAATACGGATGAATAGTTTCCTGTTGCAGTATTATTACATCCACCCAATACGGATGAATATGTTCCTGAAGCGGTATTACCACTCCCACCCAATACCGATGACATGTAACCACTAGCGGTATTATTACTACCACCAGCTACGGTTGCACAAGTATTTGATGCTACATTACAGTACCCACCACTTACCGTTGAGTAATTACCTGAAGCTGTATTACCACCACCACCACCAATAAATGATATATTACCTGAAGCTGTATTACCACCACCACCACCAATAAATGATATATCACCTAAAGCAACGTTACCAATACCACCAAGAATACTAGTATAAACACCTGATGAAGTATTTCCGCTACCACCACCAATTGTTGCGTAATTTGTGGTTATTGTGTTTTGTCTACCACCAGCAATAATTGAGTAATTACCTGAACCACTATTATACCTACCACCAGCAATGACTGAATAATTACCTATCGCACAGTTTGTTCCACCACCACCAACGGTTGATACACCACCTGACGTAATATTCTGTTCACCACCACTAACTGTTGACCTAACACCACCTACGGTATTATTGTATCCACCACCAATTGTTGCGCAAGCACCAGAAACTGTATTATCACGTCCACCTCCAATAGTAGTAAATGAATTGGTTGCCGAATTGTTAAATCCACCCAGCGAACTTGAATAAGTGCCACTAGCAATGTTAGAAACGTTATCTCTCTTAGTAGAACCACTACCCGAACCAACTACCATAATTGAAGTTCCACCACTTACAGTACTCCAAGTCACATTCCCAAATCCATCAGTTATTAGTGCTTGACCGTTAGCCCCATCCAAGTTAGGGAAGGTAAATGTATTTGCAAAGGTTACTATACCACTATTATCCACTTTGAACAGATTATTAAAACTATTAGATATAACAAAATCGCTGACTCCACTATATGAATGAGTTAATGTAGTGCCAGTAGGTGTGAGTATTAAATTAGCATAACCCAAACCACCAACTGTATCGGTAGAAGTAATTTCTATCGAATCGGGTGAAGCGATTAAATTATTAGATTTCATCCCATCAAAATGACCTATTAGTACACCTCCTTGATTGGAAACGTTTCCTACCGCTATGACGTCAGTGGTATTACTGCTACTGACGTCATATGTTAAACCAACGCCACTTAATGATTGTAACCCAATTGGTATTATGCCATTAGTTATAGTTGCCACATTACTATTAATAACCGAAGTTGATACGAATTGTTGGGTAATGTTATCATATGTTAATCCAGAATTCCCACCAAATGAACCATTATCATTGAATTGTATGAAAGTATCAGACCCAGCAGGGTTTGTGGTTCCACCAGAAGTAATTCCAGTTACACTAAATGTGTCGCCAGAATTATTTGTGAATATAATGGTATCACCTGTATAAGTACCACCAGTTACAAATACATCTGTGCCACCAGAAGTAATTCCAGTTACACTGAATGTACCACCACTTGTGTATGTGAATACAATTGTATCGCCTGTATAAATACCACTAGCTACATAACTATTGGCTGTGCCACCACCTGTAATTCCCGATATATTAATGGCAGAACCATTAATTCTGTTCAATGTTATTGTTGAATTTCCACTATCGTATGAGCCATTTTCAATTGATAATCCCTTAAGGAATGTGAAATTATTATCCACATCACTCCACGATAGTACACTTCCCTTAACAATGTCTGGATAGGGGAAGGTATATGGGCTAGTGATGTTCCTTAAAATAAGTTTATTATTTGCCATTGACTTTCATTTAATAGTAAATAGTACTATTTTCAGCTATATCTCAATAATTCTTGATTATAATTATTTTCAATCTCTGTCCAGTCTAAGTCACAAGCATAAAATTTGAACTGTGAAATATTTCCAATAAACGTCCCAGCAAAATTTTGTTCAATGTTTAATCCTAAATCGCTTGGGTCTTGGCCATCAAATGTCATACTCTCAAGTAATCCTTGTGACCCACCCCCCACACTGATATTATATGGTACCCCAACTTGCTTATTCTTATCATCATGAAGTCTACGTGGAACGATTTCTAAGAAATCATTAACCCACACTTTAAGCTTACTATTAACATAAATACCCAACCACCCTAATCGTCTGTCACCTAATTCTAACTGACATTCGTCATAAGTTTCATATGCGTAAAATCTTATAGCTACGTTAGTCCACACATTCCCACTGACGGTTCCACTTGCTGAATACTCTTCAGTAATGGTTACACCACTTATATATGTATCCCCACTACATGCTCCCGTATAGGTTAATAATCTATACCCAATACTACCATCATCCTTAATTCGGAAACCTATAGCATTATCAATTATGTCGGCATTTACGTCTAAAGTTAGGTCAGGTTTTGTAGCCCCAGTATAATTAGATACGGTAGACCCACCGTTAGAACCTGTACCGCCAGAGCATGAATTACTAGCTTGCCAGTAAACCTGAAATGGGTTTCTAAAATCCGATTGTTCTAATGTGGTTGCTGTCCATACCACACTTCCTCTCCATGGGGCTTTCTTACCAGCAGGGTAACTGATTCCATAATGTGTATGACCCCCCTCACCTTGATTATAAATCATGAATCCGTTAGTAATTGTGCGGAATACAATCAACGGTGGACTAAGAGGATGACCGTCAGCCAATACAATTTCATTTTCTTTAGGTACTGTACACCATTCTGTAGGTGTTCCAGTACACCCAACGGGTATTGTACATTCACTTGTACAACCAGAATCTAAACCACCGAAGACAGTCCAGAATTTATTTTCGGCTCTAGTTCCTATGTAAAAGAACATTCCTTTATTATCTGGATAATCATCGTTTAGGGTAGTCCCAGTAGTTCCACTACATATGGAATCGGATTTGTTTAACCATAATTCGGACACCCACCCTCTTGGGAATCTATTGGGTAGAACTTGATAATCGTAACCATCTAATTTGTAATATCCTTGGTAGAACCCCCCACATAGTTGGGCGTAAGCCCCAACTGCATTTCCAGCAGATGCTGGTATGACGTCAATAGGGTAAACATACTGTTCGGTCATACCTGTAACTCGGTTCATTACGAATCTTGTATCTCCAGAAGGAATAGTTAGAACACTACTAGTTAGAGCCGATAATAATGCTTGGTTTGTAATATCCCCAGCCATCCTATCAAAAGTTACTAAACCGTTGTCGATACCAGTGATACCAATTGTATCAAGGGTGTAGCCAGTATTGGTTGCACCTGTCCAAGTTTGTAGAGAATAAATAGTGTCGGCAGAAGTGGTACCTGACGAATAAATTTGTGGGTCATTGAAGTCAAAATGTGTTACGTAACAAGTACCTGATGTGATACCTGTGTATGGTGAGGATATAACAGCCCCATCAGCAAGATAAAAGTCCCAATAATCCTTATTGGAAACCCTTAACTTAAGGTTATTTAAATCGTAATTATGTATATTAGTACCCATTTAGTGAGCGATATTATTATTATTTAAATTTGGTATATGTTTTTTGATGAATTGGTGTATTATGTACGATTCGCCAGAACCTTCGGCTAAACTAATTAAACCTTCAATTGTCAGACCATTTTGAATGGAATCACCCACTTTTTTTGATTCAGCTATTACTATCCCAGTACTGGGGTTGAACGCAACGAACATTCCAGTATCATAACTCTCTTTATATCTTATATCATTAAAATCCATTATTTTTTATTTTTTAAATAAACCCATCATTAATATTCATGTACTCAAATGATGCGGCAGCAATAGTGTTATTATCACTGACACCCTCTATACATACTTTTATGTCAGTTTTTTCACCTACAGGTCCTATAGTCGTTCTAGGTACCTCTAACGTGCTAAATGCTGTTGTTACAGTAGAATACCTATTAGAATTAAATACCCCACCAGACGGTCTAACTCTAAATGTCCAATCAGCACTACCATCAGCCCCGTTAGCACGACCTATGGCAATATACCCTTGTAATACAAACATTGTTTTATTAAGTGGTACGGTATATGCAGCAATACTACTTTGATTTATAGTTGGACTCATAACTGAAAACACATTTGCGGTGGTGGTGGTGTGCCTTGCAGTTATTGTTCCAGCATTTTGACCTCCAGAGCCAGCCGTTAATACTGACATGTTATTCATTCGATGCCACAACCCAGTTGTAACGGACGATGTTGTACCACTTAATATCACATCCTCTTCTTGTTCTTCCCAATTCTCATCTAAACCATATAATCTAATGGTTCTAGCGCCAGTACCACTATTGATATCACTACTTGAAGACGATATAATATCAATAGTCTCAGCCGATGCTGTTTGACTTGGTTGACCCGTATAAAACCCACCACCTTCCCATACATCCTCTGGGGTTGTGGCAATATCTATATCTGGATTCCTACCAAATTGAGTGTCAGATGTGTGACCTACTTCTTGACCAGTACCAACTTTAAATAGAAAATTTTTAGCATTTTGTTTATGACTACCTGAAAACTTCTGACTCAATTGCACTGCATCAACACGCAAACTCAACACTAATTCAAACGATGTTTGCGTGATAGAACCATTAGTGTATGATATTCTACAACCATTCAATATTGGTGCAAACTTAAGTAAGAAATACCCATTAACCGTATCCTCCAATGAATAGGTAAATGTTTCGGTAGCCGCAATAACTGGTGTAGTAACATTCGCATCTAATGTATATTCGATTAATAAACCACTAATACTGGATGCTTGGTCTGTATGAATGAATAATTCTCCAGATTTCCAACCATCCGTATCAATCCAAGCTGATACGTATGTATCACCACTAATTAATGGTGTGGTTGTTACAATCGCATTACCATCAGCAGGTACAGTAACGTAATTACCATCTGGTTGTTTACCCTTACCAATTGCTTGTACTAAACCAGCTTGTGAGAAATCTAATGGTTCGGATATACTAGCATTTACCGTCATTTTATCGGCACTACCAAAAGAGGCTTTGATTGATAATGAGTTATTGGTTGTAGTTCCAGTCGAATTATTAACAAGCTCAAACCTCATATAACGCTGTCTTGTTGTTATATTAACTAAATGTAATGCACCAACAGTGGTAGTGTTAGATGTTATAGTTGTACCAGAACCATTAGGTAAACTAGACGAAGTAATCCTACTATTAAGACCAGAAGTATCCGATAGAATCTCAAGTTGGATTTTATCAACTGATTCCATATCTAACCATCCAGAATCTATAGTAGACCCAGTTGTTAGGGTGGTTTGATTTTCAGAGAATAGATATCTCGATTTATTTGGTATATATGTCATTTTAGTTATTTTTACTTTTAATTATTTAATCCACCACCTATCGATACCATTACTTATAAAAGTCATCGATGTATAGCCAACCACACCCACTGAAGTGGTCATCTGTACGAGGTCGGCTACACCCACATCTACAGTACCAACATTAGCGGTATTATCTTGTCTAACTACTGTAAGTACTAAACCTGGATTGGCCAGAGAACTAGGTAGTGTAGCTGTGACATTATTGGTTGTGCAATCCATAAATATGGTGTCGGATAGATTATTAATTGTATACGCTGAGGTTGTTGCAGTAGTGATTATATCAATAGTTGCTCCAGTAGCGACAGAACAAGTAGTTATACCAGTAACACTAAATGTGCCACCAGTTGTATTTGTGAACGTAATTTCACCACAACTAAGAGCTGTACCTCCAGACACGAATGTGTCATTAGTTATACCCGATGTACCACCAGATACGGGTGCCCATGTTACCATACCTTCAGTATCAGAACATGTCAATACATACCCAATTGTTGGGTTTCTACTAACAATTAATCTATCTGTTCTTGATATCTCTGGATTATCTGACCATATTGTTCTGCCAGTATAACCTAATGTCCCAGCGCTCAGATAGTACAATTCGGCTGTAGTAACATTACCACTATATGAATTAGGAGCCAACTCTACCATCTCGACAACCGACACATCGAAACTAACTCCAGTGTAAGTTAATACCACTAAATTACCGTCAATCGTAGTGGTGGTTTGAGCAGTATATACACTATCAGTATTCTGTGTAATACCACTATTGGATGTTGTCCATCCACTTAACGTTCCATCACCTAACGACATATCTGAAGTTGCCCACGAATATACGGTAGAGGCACTGGTACCAGTAAATGTACTAATTAATGTACTAGCACTAGAGGTAATTATTTCTGTCGTGTAACCAGGTCCTGAAGTCAGCGCACTAAATGGAACTCCCAATACTGTCGTACCCGAAAGAATGGACGTAGTTCTAGGGCGTTCTTTCATCTGCCTATTATATGATAAGTCTACTTTTGTTACAAAACCCATTTAGATTCGTTTAGTAATAAATATTGGTTGATAGGTGTATATTTATAATAAACGACTATTTAGATGAGAAAATTTAATAAAGCTAACTTTCTTAAAGAATTTAAGAATAAAGAGAGTATCATTGAATGTGCCTGCAATTTAGAAGAAGAAGAAGAAAATATTGAAGAGTTGGTAGATACAGACGGTAAGATGATTGATGGTAGTGTACCAGACGGAAATGAGATGAATATCCAAACAGGACCTATTCAAAAACCATCGAATGATAATTCTACTTTTGAAAAAGGAATGGCTACAACCACGGACAAAGCTAGAATGGCTACAAGTCAAGGTAATACTTGGATGAGAGCATTCGGTGGAATGGGTGGTGCAATTTATGGTGACGGTTCTAAAGGAATTGGAACTTGGCGAAGTATGTTAGGTGGTGACGATTTAGGTGGTATGGATTCTATGGATAACATGGGCAATATGACCGAAGATTTAGAAGAGAATATGAAAGATATGGTAGAAGCCATTTTATCTTCAGATGATAATAAAGACATCGTAAAAAAAAAAGACGATAAGGACATATCAGATAAAGTAGAAATGGACGATTTAGTTAGTAGAATTAAAGACCTTACATCTGACGAAAAAGAGAAATTAGGAAAACTATTATCAGATGCCAAATAACGCTTTAACATATAAAACATTTAAGGTTCCCGATAATATGATTGGTGCGGCCAACGGAAACACTACCTTAACTTATGACCACATGAGGAAATTGAAGTCAGAGTTAAAGAGTAAAATGAGTACTGGTACTGCAACAGAAGAAGAAAACCAATTAGCAACATGGGTCGGAAACTCTCTTCAAACGTCCATAGATGCCGATAGAAAGCCCAAAGAGGTGAGAATGGCCGCAGGTGCTCCTGGAGTAAAACGTTCTGTTGACGGGGCTAATAATAACTTTAAATTGGGTACGCACAAGGATAATGATAATGCAAATCCTATGGCAGTAGGTGGTGTTCCAAAAAATATAGGTAGTAATCGAAATATTATGAATAATGCGGCTGATTATGTTGACGCTGGGACTAAAAAGGAGTCAATTGATAAAGAAATTGGCGAAATCCTATATTTAATAGAGTACATGAATAACAATAATAAGAAAAGAATTTAATTATGGCAGAAGAAAGTAGACTAGGTATGTTAGCGGCAATCGCAAGAAAAAATAATATTACCAAAAACGGATTTAATGGTGAAGCTGATGCTAATAACTACTCAGCAACTCATACAAAGGCACTTAGCGACCAAGAAACCCCAATCAAAGGAAAAGGAACTGGCGTATTTTTAGATACCTATAATGGTGGAGGGGACTACGACATCAATGGTAACCCTAACTATGCAGGTTCTGGTAGATTGGCAGCGATTGCCCTCAACGCATCAACATGGGGATACGGTCCTGATTCCCCTTATACAGCTCCTGATACTGGAAATCCAGCTTCAGAATCTGGTGGAATTGTTTAATTTATTAAATGAAGCTTTACAATATATTTGAACAGCTTATATTAGAAGGTGGAGAAGACCAAAGTGTTAATGATGCCATCGATAATAAGTATATGGTTAACATTATGTATAGTGACTCACCAAACGAGCCAGCTACAAAACGTTATCTACAGATATATGCATATGGGTTATCGAAAGCTGGGAACAGAGTAATCAGAGCATACCAATTAGGTGGCCAATCAAAGTCTGGATTTGATAAATCAAGATGGAAATTATATCGATTGGATAGGATTTCTCAGTGGATACCAACGCAGATGAAGTGGTATAGACCAATTCAAGGGCATGATGTTAGTGCCAAAGAATTTAAATTTAGGGATAACGAAATGAGTACAATTTATAATATGGTCACTTTTGACGACAAACATTTTACAAGATAATGGAAGGAACATCAGACATACCATTACATATGCTTCCAGGATTGGCAGCAAGTATGAAAATTATGGAGGCAGCCGAGCATAAAGATGCTCAGAAAACGGCTGCTGGAATGGAATCTATGGGTAATAGGACTCCTAGGTCTTCAGCAAGTATTTCAGCACCTAAATTACAGTCTTTTCCAGAGCCAGAGCCTTTAGAGCTATTAACTCATCTACCAGCAGGTGCGGCACAAGAATCAACTCAACGTACCTCAAAGCCAATGAATGTTAGTAACATCGAAAAATCTAATTTATCACCTGAGATTAAGAAATTAATGATGGAGCATCAAATTGAAGACCCAGCGACCTACGTTAACCCAAGTATTGGGTTAGCCGAAAACACTAGAGCTGACCTGATGGGAATTACGGAAGATGTGATACCTAAAACTAAACCACTTAATAACCTCACCCCACCTAAAGTTCAGGCTCAAGAAAAAATGGATGCTGAGAGTATTAGGAAGTTAGTACAAGAAGAAGTTCTTGCAATTATGTCTGAGACTTACGCCAATAAGATTAGGAAGGAAACCATTCAAAATACAATTAGAACACTGAAAAGTAAGGGATTGTTAAAATAAGGAATTTAACCCCTTTTACCTAAAAAGAGAGTACATAAAATTATGTACTCTCTTTTTGTTTTACCATATTAATTAATGTGGAAAAATATATTGGTTAAATGATGGGTACGCACACTGAAAAATTAATAGAGCTACAAAATTAGTAACAATGCGGTCTTTTTTATTATAGAACACTTTACAAATCGTTATGTTATATCTATTCTTAAAAAAAAGACAATCCATGAGCGATAAAGTAGAAAACCCTTTTGGGAAGAAATTGAAGGTATTAGTAGTGCCCAGTGATAGAACAGGAGTAGGGTATTTCAGAAGTACTAATCCCCATATTATATTGCAACGAAATTATCCTGACGATTTTCACGTTGATATTGAGTATGAACCAAAACTTGATAATGAGGAATGGTTGAAACAATATGATATAATTCACTATCATAGAGGTTTAGGGGCTTCAGATAAGATGTTAGATTTAACTAATAGGTTGGAAGAGTTAGGAATCCTTACATTTATGGATGTTGATGACCATTGGGCACCAGGTATGCACCATCCAGCTTATCACATTATTAAGAATGCTGGTTTAGATAAGCAAATTTCCAGCAATATCAAAAACTCAAAAAATATAATTACGACCACACCTATTTTTGCTAAGGAAATGGTAAGAATGAATGATAATATTTTTGTATTACCTAATGCGATAAATCCTAATGACAAACAATTTACCCCTAAACCTGAAGACTCTGATAGAATTAGAATCGGATGGTTAGGAGGCTCAAGTCATTTACATGACCTAAAATTATTGAAAGGTATGGTTAGTAAGTTGAAATCAGATAAACTATTGGATAAAATCCAATTCGTATTATGTGGGTATGACCTTAGAGGTAGCATTACTGAAATCAACCAACAAACAGGACAACAAACTCAAAGACCTATTAAACCACAAGAAAGCGTTTGGTATGACTATGAGAAAATTATGACCAACGATTTCAAAATTGTTAGCCCAGCATATAAAGAATACCTCCACAAATTCAATAAGGCAGAATATGTAGATGTGGACAATGAACCATACAAACGAGTTTGGACGAAGCCCATTCAGAGCTACGCATCCAACTACAATAAGTTTGATATTTCGTTAGCTCCATTAGAAACCAATTTATTCAATAAGGTTAAGAGCCAATTGAAGGTCATTGAAGCTGGATTTCACAAGAAAGCATTAATTGCTCAAAATTACGGTCCTTATACAATAGACCTAACCAACGCTAAGATTTCTGGTGGTGGATTTAACGATGACGCAAACTCAATGTTAGTGGATAACAGTAGAAATCATAAGCAATGGTACCAACATCTTAAATATCTTATTTTGAATCCAGAGAAGATTGAGATATTAGGTAATAACCTATATGAAACTGTGAAGGATACCTATAGTATAGATGCGGTATGTTCGGATAGACGAAATCTTTACATAACCGAACTCTCAAAGCTACGAGCCGCAGGTGAAACTATAATGGTTTAGGGTTGATTTTCTAGATATTATTGTGTATCTTTGTAGAACATAATAACAATACATAAACAACAACAAACATGTTAGAAAAAGATAAAATCACAGGAAACGCAGCCAAGTTCTTTAAGACTGGTGAAACTTATAGCTTCATGACTGAAGAATTAATGACATTTTTAGGAGCTGGATTCATCGGGGCACCAGCTTCAACAATGACGAGCCTTCACAATGCATTTGAAGGTGGATTAATTGACCATTTACTAAGAACTACTGCATATGCGGTTAAGATTAACAAGACCTTACCAGAGCACATGCAAGTGTCAACAAAGTCAATCATCACGGTAGGATGCCTTTTCCAAATCGGAAAAGCACATTCATATACACCATGTAAGTCTGACTGGCACAGAAAAAATCAAGGTAAGATGTATGAATTCGTTGACCAAATCTCAATGAGGATAGGTGAACGTTCAGTAATGTATGCTACCCAGCATGGAGTAGAATTAACTGAGGAAGAGTACCAAGCCATCTTCAACTTTGATAAAGAAGAAGATGCGCAAGCAAAATGGCATTCAGAACCATTGTCAGTTATCTTGAAACAAGCTAACGAATTAGCCATAATGGAAGAAAAAATAAACGAATTACATGATGCAGAAATTGCCGTCTAATAATGAGAATAATAAAATTAATCGGTTGGGTTTAGAAGTAGACCCAACCTTTAATTTAGAGGGTCATGTGAAAAATTTGATTGAGGAGGCTACAACTAAAGCTGAAGAAAAGTTTGACATACAAAAGTGGTTTAAAAACAATCCTTTACATAAACAACACCACATTGTTTTAAAATTCAAGAACGAATCAACCAATCCAGACCCTATGTATTCTACAGTAGGGTCTTCTGGTTTTGACCTACGTGCTAATTTGAATGATGTTATGACATTAGCAGTTGGTGACTATGCAATGGTACCAACTGGGTTATTTTTCGAAATACCAGAAGGGTTTGAAATTCAAATACGACCAAGAAGTGGTCTGGCCGCAAAGAAAGGGGTGACAGTACTAAATAGTCCTGGAACCATTGATTGGGATTATAGGGGTGAGATTAAAATCATTCTAATCAATCACGGGAGCGAAGCGTTCATAATTAAACATGGTGACAGAATAGCTCAAGCTGTCATGTCAGCAGTTACAGCTAAAAATGTAGTTAAACTGCAACGTGTAGATGAAATCTTAAAAAATACAGATAGAAATACAGATGGTTTCGGAAGCACAGGTAAAAACTAATACAATGAAAAATTATATCACAACAAAATGGGGCAATCTTAAGAATTGGTTCTTCCATAAGATTATCGTAAAGATTTTCGATAACCAAATTACATCATCAATATTGATAGTAAATGAAGATGGTACGCTACCATATACCGTCACCAAGGACTTTGTAATTCTAACACTTAATGGTGGTGGTAAGATACAAATAAATAAGGACAGATTCTGGGAAAATGTTAGACAATTATTTGCTGGTGATAAGAACACTGAAGAGTATAACCCAGAGATAGAGGCTGGTAAATGATTAGTGTAATCTACTGTACAAGAGTTACCAATAAAGCTCATACTGAACACCTTAGACGAAGTTCTGGTATGGCTAAGAATATTGAGATAATCGAAGTTATTAATAATGGAGAGTCTTTGACGGTTGCTTACAATAGGGCACTTAAGCAAACTAGTCATGATATTGTGGTATTTTGTCACGATGACCTTACAATAGAAACTAAATCATGGGGGCATAAATTAATTAAGCAATTTAATCGTAATCCAGAGTTCGGTATAATAGGTGTAGCTGGGTCTAAACATCTACCAATTACAGGTAGATGGTGGGACGACAAGAAGAAAATGTATGGCAGAGTAAAACACACTAACGATGGTAAAAGCTGGCTTTCAGCATACAGTCCTGACCAAGGACATAGACTTGAAGAAGTTGTGAATGTTGATGGTGTGTTCTTCGCAATACATAGAGATAGGATTAAGACTTATTTTGACGAGTCCGTTGAAGGATTTCACTTCTACGATGTTGACTTCTCGTTCAACAATCATATGGCTGGGTGTAAAGTCGGTGTAACTACAATAATTAGAATCAATCACCAATCAATAGGAGTAACCAATGATGAGTGGGAAGATAATAGAAAAATATTTGCTGAAAAATACAAGGATAAATTACCAGTTAAAATTGACGAGACTTATGAGTATAGAAAATTAAAGGTACTTATTGGGTGTCTAAATTTCCAAGGACTTACTGGTTCTGAAATATCAACATTAGAGACAGCTAAGGCTCTGACCAATATTAATTGTGATGTTCACGTTATCTCTAGTACTGTTAGCCCTAAATTTGCCTCCATATGTAAGCGTTACGGCATTAAAACATATTTGTTTACTGAGCCGCCAAGTTATAAGTTAGGTGACGGTAAATGGAGTGTAAACACACCACAAGGAGTACAACAATCTAAGGAGGGAACGTTATATTTCACTAATCAAATTCAGTTTGATGTAATACACACAAATCACACACCTATAACGGAACAATTACTAAAATTATATCCTAACAACACGTTTGTTAATATAGTTAGGTCTGAAGTAATAGACCTTGAAAATCCAGTTATTAATGACAAGATTAAAAAATACGTTGCGATTAGACCATCTATCAAAACATATTTGATGGATACATATGGAATTGAGGATGAGAAAATAGAAGTAATTTATAATCCATTCGATAAGACTAGGTTCAAGCCAAAGACAATACCTAACGGAACCGATAAAAAGGTTACGTTATTTGTCGGAACGATGGACTACCTTAGAGAAGAGGCTATTAGAGACCTTATAGAAGGGTGTGAAGAGCTATGGCTTGTGGGTAAGGATAGTGGGGACTACGCTGCTAAAATGGGTGAAGAATATGATAATGTAACATACTTCCCACCAACTGACAATATTGAAGAGTTTTTCTATAAATGTGATGAGACTGCTGGTATCTTCTTAGGAAGAACGACCATTGAAGGTTTCCTTTGTGATAAGCCAGCAATAATATACAATGTTAATAAATATGGCAATGTTATAGATAAAGAATTGGTACAGGTTCCTGAAGATATGAGCATTTTCGATATTGATAATATCATTGCCAAATATAAAAAACTGTACATAGAAGTAGCCAATGCATGATTTCAGTAATATTAAACGTATACAAACGACCCTACACTTTAGAGGCACAAATTGAAGCCATAAAGAACCAGAGTATTAACATCAAAAGTGAAGACATTCACGTATGGTACAATACTCCAGAGGATAATACCGAACAATTCTTGCCAGAAGACGAGAATATAAGGACGTATGAATGTAACTACAATACCAAATTTTTTGGTAGATTCATGTTACCGTTAATCTGTAAAACACCGTATATTGCGATGTTAGATGACGATACAATACCCAGTAAGGATTGGCTGAAAAACTGCCTTGATTCAATCAACAAATGTAATGGTATTTTGGGTGCCAGTGGCGTGATAACCAATGGTAAGACATATGTCCCAAATATGAAGGTAGGTTGGAACGGCCTACATAGTGATAAGATTGAGAAGGTCGACTTAGTTGGACATGGGTGGTTCTTCAAGCAAGAGTGGGCAAAATTCATGTGGATGGAAGAACCACCATCATGGGATAATGGTGAAGATATGTTCTTCTCGTATATGGCACAAAAGAATGGTGTTGATACCTTTGTACCACCTCATCCAGAGAATAATGTAGACTTGTGGGGTAATAATCCTAAACACGACCATAATTGGGGATTCGACAAGAATGCTCATTCTTTGTCGGTTAGTAATCACTTAACATTAAGAAATAGTATTGTGGGAGACCTTATTAATAAAGGGTGGGAAACGATTAAAAAAACACCTAAAACTAAGACATTTAGAGGGCATTTCGATATGTTATTAGATAAACTTAAAAGTGGTGAACATTTCGGTTATTGTCGTTTCTCTGATGGTGAGTTCAGAATTATGGAAAATATAGAGCTAATTCTGGCTGCTGACCATTACAAAATAGGTGATAAAAAATTACGTGGAACTTACGCTGCTGAAGACCACAAACACTTCGACCCAAGTAAACATAATTTCCATCATAATAAATTAATGGAATCATATAGATTCAAGAAGGACAATTATTTCGTGGGACTTAGCTGTCGTTGCTGTATAGGTGAGAAGGATTTCAAACGAATGCTTGAGATGTATGAGGGTGATACTAATAGTGACAATCTTACATGGTCTAACTTATTTTTAAATGGTAACTATCCAGCTTTCATTAAGGAATATTTGCCAGAATTTAAAAAGAAGAAAATTGTTTACATCGTAAATGAAAACGCTGTTTTATCTGGGTTACCATTTGAGGTTGTAAAGGATTTTAGAGTTGGGGAAAATTGTATAATAAATAATTATGATATGGTAGAGGAAGTTAAAAATTGGATTGATGATAATAATATTGAAGACCATGTGTTTTTATTCTCTGCCTCTAGTCTAAGTAATTTTATGGTTCATCAGTTGTTTGAACATAATAATAAAAATACGTACATTGATGTCGGCACTACATTAAATCCATATATTGGAATGAAAGCTAGGCGTGGGTATCATAACGGTAACTCAAAAATCTGTATTTGGTAATGTTAGAATTAGTTAATAATCACGAAAAATATTATGAGTTTATCAGAATTCTAAGAACCCACAATAATAATATTTCAGGATTCTTAGAGCAGGCGGATATTACGTCAAACCAACAAATAGCTTATATGGCTAAGTATAAGGAGGACTACTATGTGGCGCTAGATGATGGTGAACCCGTGGGATGGGTAGGGGATGTAGATTCCGATATTAGAGTTTGTACACATGCAGACCACAAAGGTAGGGGTATTGGTAAGTTTATGATTAACGAATTGATGAAGAAACACCCAGACGGTCAGGCTAAGGTCTTATTGGAGAATGTGGCTAGTAATAAATTATTCATAACTTGTGGATTCATTAACTATAAATCTGACGATAAATATCATTACTATAAGAAAGAAAACTACAATAAATCCAAACACAATCCCTATACGATAGTTAAAATGTTTGAGGAAGAGGTAGCATCGTATACTGGTGCTAAATACGCAGTATCGGTAGATAGTTGCACAAACGCCTTATTTTTATGTTTAGAATATCAAAAACGCCAACTCAATAAAAATGATAATATGGAAATAACAATTCCATCTAAAACATATTTGTCTGTACCACAATCAATCATTCATGCTGGGTTCGTACCAGTATTTGATACGAATATGAATGATTGGCAAGGTATCTATCCGTTGAAACCATTTGCCATCTATGATGCGGCAAAAAGATTTACATCTGGAATGTATATTGAGGACTCATTTATGTGTCTGTCCTTCCACATTAAGAAACATATTAAGATTGGTAAGGGTGGAATGATACTAACTAACGATGCAGATGCCGTAGAATGGTTTAAAATGGCCAGATATGAGGGTAGAAGTGAAAAGCTTTATCATGAGGACGACATAACAATGCTTGGATGGAATATGTATATGACACCACAAGAGGCTGCTCACGGATTAGCTCTTATGCAAAACTATCCTAACAATGTATCTGATTTGGGTGAAAATGATGGGTATAGAGACTTAACTGAGTTTTCTATATTTAAAGAATACAAAGTAATTAGTTATGATTAACCACAAATTAAAATGTATATTCATTCACATACCAAAAACGTCTGGCACATCCATTAAGAATACATTAGAGGGTTTTGATAAGGAAGTTGGGTATCACGCTAGACCACAACTAATCGAAGATTATAACCCAACTGTGTGGTCTAACTATTTCAAATTCACATTTGTTAGAAACCCATTCGATAGAATATATTCTATTTATTCGTATTATAAAATGGGTAAGGCAATAACCTTAGTAAACCCAAATAAACTACCCGACACCTTCGAGAACTTTATTATGGACATAGATAACAATCTTAAGAAGCTTGGATTGGATTATAATCAAATGGATTTCTTAAATTTAGATGTTGATTACGTTGGAAGATATGAAACCGTACAAGTTGATTTTGATGAAATATGTACAAGACTAGGAGTAGATGAAAGACAATTAAATAACGATAGAAAATCTAAAAGGGTCAAGGATTATAAACAGGTATATACATCAGAAATGGTAACAATAGTTAGTGATTATTTTAATAAGGATATTGAAAAGTTTAATTATACGTTTTAATGAGAACTGCACTTTGTCTATATGGGTATTATAATAATCGAGCAGATAAAAATGCAGGTGATAAAGGATTTAATTATATACAGTCAAAAATATTTGGGGCAAACAACGATGTTGATACTTTCGTTCATTCTTGGGATACCGAGAACTCATCTAAGATTATATCGAATTATAACCCAACCATATATGAAATACTCCCCCAAATCAATTTCAATAATATTGCCAAGGAATATGGTATTAATGAGGAAAAAATAAATCATGGTTTCAATAGGAAGGCTACAATGTATAAACAATGCACCATCAACGCATCGCTCAGTTTTTTTTATTCTAGGTCACGAGCTTTAGAATTAGCAATTAATTATGCTAAAGAAAATGGATTTACTTATGATTGTATCGTTACGTGTCGTTTCGATTTAGGACAAAGGAGTACTTGGCACAGAGGGTATAATGTGTCTCAAATTAATTTTGATAATAGTTTGGATATGGATTACATCTACTCAGCTATGTGGGTACAAACTAACGCTGGATATGCCGACCAATGGTTCTTCTCCAACCAAGATAATATGGAGAAACTTGCCACAATGTATTCTGAGTCGTTAAATAATTACTTTCATATTGGCAGTGATTATCAAAAAGCTATCACGACCAATTGGATTGATAGTAATTCTAAGAGTGAATTATCGAATGAGAGATTTAATAGGAGGGATAACGTAGAGGTCATGAAATACCCTAAATGGCAAATGATTAATAATCATATAATTCATAAATGGCATTTCATTGAAACAGGACTTTATGATAAATCTAAATTTATTGGTAATCAAAGATGAATTGTGCAATAATACTATATACTCATACTGATGTTAAAGATGTCTGGCCTCCGTTTTTTGGTCAAACTAAGAAATATCTAAACGGTTTTAAGAAATATATCTTCGTTAACGATAATGACATCAACATCCCAGAGGAGTACAATATAGTATTGTATGATGACAGTAAAATATATCGAAAAAGGTTTCTATCTTGTTTACAACAATTAGACGATGAATTTGTGATGATACATCATGAAGACATGTTCTTATATGGTGAACCTGACATAAATAAATTAAAAATTTACCAAGATAGGTTGACAAATCAATATTCTTTCGTTAAATTGATAAGAGGTGGGAATAGTAGGGGAAAATCAGATGATATATATCCAGAATTAAAGAAAATTGATAAATCGTTTGAATATATCTTTGCAATTCAGCCCACCATTTGGAAAAGAGAGAAGCTGATAGAACTATTGGAGAATAGTAGCGGTGATACAATCTGGGAGTTCGAAGTGGCTGCACAAAAAACGTGTAGAGATAGAAATATCTTAGGATATTATGTTGATGATGGTGGGGTTAAAAGAGGTAGATTTCATTGGGATTCTAAGGTTTATCCTTACGTTGCTACTGCGGTAGTTAAAGGTAAGTGGAATATAAAGGAGTACCCAGAAGAATTAAAAAAGATTAGTGAAGACTATAATATTAGTTATAAAATAAGAGGTACCAATGGTTAAATTAGTAGTATTCGATTTAGATGGTGTATTAGTAGACGCAAAAGAAATACATTACGAATCGTTAAATAGGGCGTTAGGTGAAATAGATGATAAATTCATTATCAGTAGGGAGGAACATATGACAACATATGATGGACTACCAACGAAAAAAAAATTAGAAATTCTCACAAAGCATAAAGGATTTCCAAAAGAACAGTACGATAATATATGGAACAGGAAACAAGAATTGACAGCCTTAGTCATCAAAGACTCTTTACCGTTTGACTCTAGATTAAGGTCTGTGTTGCAAAGATTAAAGAACGATGGGGTAATAATATACGTCTGTTCTAATTCAATCAGAGAAAGCCTTAAATTAATGTTATATAAGACTGGGCTAATTGAATTTGTAGATTATTCATTATCCAATGATGATGTAGTGAATCCAAAACCTAGCCCAGAAATATATTTGAAGGCTATGATTCATGCTGGTGTTAAGCCAGCCGAAACACTAATAATTGAGGATAGTTATCATGGTCGGCAATCTGCAACTGATTCTGGTGGCCATTTATGTGGTGTCGAGTCTCCAGATGATGTAACATATGAAAGAATAAAAAAACAAATGGATATGATAGAAGAACGTCACATTAATAATACTAAGTGGGAAGGAGAAGACTTCAATATCCTCATCCCAATGGCTGGTGCTGGAAGTAGATTCGCTAACGCTGGGTATACATTTCCAAAACCACTAATTGAGATTAATCATAAGCCGATGATTCAAGTTGTGGTGGAGAATCTTAATATCAATGCTCATTTCATATATCTGGTACAGAAAGTCCACTATGAGAAATATAACCTAAAGTACTTACTAAATTTGATAACACCTAACTGTACAATAGTCCAAGTTGACGGTGTAACTGAAGGTGCCGCTTGTACAAGTTTATTGGCCAAAAAATACATTGACAATGATAAACACTTACTGATTGCCAATTCAGACCAATTCGTTGAGTGGGATAGTAACAACTTTTACTATTCTGTTGTCGGTGACAACGTGGATGGCTCTATATTGACATTCAAATCAACTCACCCAAAATGGAGCTTTGTAAAATTAGATGATAATGGACATGTGATTGAACTGGCTGAGAAAAAACCTATTAGTGATATCGCCACAGTAGGTATCTACTGTTGGAATAGTGGAGCCGAATACGTTAAGTATGCGGAACAGATGATAGATAACAATGTGAGGGTTAATGGTGAATATTATATTGCTCCAGTTTACAATGAAGCGATTGCTGATGGTAAGAAGATTAAAACGTATAACATTGAGAAGATGTGGGGATTAGGTACTCCAGAGGACTTAAATCACTATTTAGAGAATTTTGAATAATGAAGAGTATAATAGTAGGTGGAACGCTACAAGATGGTAGTACTCTAAATCGATAACTGACAAAAATTACGTATCTATGGGTAAAGTTAATATAGTAGACTTTATTAAGGGATGGTTTATTGGTAACTTTGAACCTTCATTATTAAAAACTGACAACTTTGAGGTCGGCATAAAGGAATATGTTATTGGTACCACAGAGCCAAAACATTACCATAAGGAAGCTGTGGAGTACACCATAGTTTTAGATGGTATAATAACTATGAATGGTAATGAATATCATAGACATGATATATGTATAACCGAGAAAAATCAAACAAACACGTTTGAAGCTATAACAGACGCTAGAGTTTTAGTTGTGAAAACTCCATGCGTTGCTGGAGATAAATATTTAACTGAATGAGATTTATCGCACATAGAGGAAACGTGGATGGGGTGAATCCAGAATTGGAGAACACTCCAGCATACTTATTATCTGCCATGAATTCTGACTTTGACATTGAAGTTGATGTGTGGGGTATTGACAGTATGTTATGGTTAGGGCATGATAAACCATTAACTAAGATGAAAGATAACTTTGGTCATTTTGATTATTTAGGTAGTAATCACATATGGTATCATTGTAAAAATATTGAAGCTGTAGTTATTTGTGATGAACAAGGTCACGGTGGTACTAACTTCTTCTTTCATGATTCGGATGATATGACATTAACGTCAAGAGGACAATTTTGGACTTACCCAAATAAACCATTACTATCAACGAACTCAATATGTGTGTTACCTGAATTAACTGACCAAGAAGTACCAAATTTCATATATGGTATTTGTTCTGACAATATTAGATTATATAGAAATAAGTGAGCTTTACATTTTCATATTAGTGAAGTATATTAATAACTTAGACTATTAAATCATGATATTACTTATTTACGGAACCCGACCAGAATATATTAAAGTTAAACCTCTCATTGATGAGATGATAAGCAGAGATATGCAATTCAAAACATTATTCACTGGTCAGCATAAAGACATCGTTCCGAAAAAGGCCGACTACAATCTGACTATGGAAAACCATGACGGAAATAGATTAGATTCTGTACTCAAAAACTGCCTTAGTATTCCAGAAGAGTGTTTTGAAGGAATTACCCACATCTTGGTTCAAGGTGACACTACTTCGGTTGTGGGGTTAGCCATCACTGCTATGAATAGAAAAATTAAGGTAATTCACTTAGAAGCTGGGCTTAGAACCTACGACTATGAAAATCCTTTTCCAGAAGAGAATAATCGAAGAATTGTATCTACTATTGCGTCCATACATTTATGTCCGACTACTAAGAATGAAGATAACCTGAAGAAAGAAAACTTAATTGGAGAGACATATGTCGTAGGTAATACGGTCTTAGATACGTTGATTAAATACAAAAAAGATTGTGTCTATACGGATACTGTATTAGTAACTATGCATAGGAGAGAAAACCATCATAATATGAGAAATTGGTTCACCGCTATTGACGATTTGGCTGAAGCCAATCCTGAAATAATGTTTGTAATTCCCCTTCATCCGAACCCGAACGTGCAAAAGAATAAGAAGTATCTATCAAACCTAACGATAATCCACCCACTCAACCATGACGAATTAATTAAGATTTTAGTTAAGGTTAAATTGGTTATTACTGATAGTGGTGGACTACAAGAAGAATGTTCATTTTTCAATAAGAAAGCGCTGGTTTGTAGAAAGATAACTGAGAGACCAGAGTCTGTGGGTACGACCAGTTTTATGGTTGAATCACCTAAAAAATTATCTAAACTGTTTTACAAACATATTAAAGAATACGAGACTGATGCAGAATGTCCATATGGGGATGGAGACAGTTCTAATAAAATTTGCAACATACTGGCGAAATTATGAAGTGGATTAAGAAGAAATTAAGAATGTTTATGAGTACACTTATGGTGGCACTCTATAATACTGAGCAAACTACGCTTAGTAATAAAGGTGGTTACATTGGTGAGGACGTAAACCACTCAAAAACTATGGAAGAGCAAGACCTCTTACAAGACCTTATACAAGGTCGAATTACTTTAGAAGTGAAGAACCTTCGGTGGAGGATGTATAAAGTCTTGGAGGCTTCCGCAAATGCCTTAGCAACACGTACAATGAATGAAAAAGGAGAGGAAGGATTTAAAGTGACCTACATTGACCGTTCTCAAGAACTTAGAAAGATTAAAACGGATGATGATACTTATACGATTGAAATGGTTATTGATAATCGATTAAAGCCAAAGGGTATTCATCAGACATTAGATACCGATGCAATTAAATCTACGGATAAGGTTACTAATGAAATGAAAGTAGAAAATGAAGAGGAATCAGTTGTATTAGGTGAAATAACGGCTGATGAATACTTCTCGCATATTAAAGGTAACACTAAGGTTAAATTAGAGAGAGATTTTTTACCTAAATTTGAAATAGAGAAATACACTAATAAGGTAATTGTTAAAACAGTTGACAATGAACACAAATTATTAGAATTCTATATCAGTAAATATTCTAATGAGTACGATAGAAAAAGTAACGTACTTATAAAGCAAATACAGAAGATTGATAAGAACCCTAGGGTGTCCACATTAATAGATTTTGATACCGTGTCATTTAGTACATATAATGACTTAGGAGTGGCTAATAATTTATATTATAAGTTCATCGATATACGATATATTAATACGACTGAATTTGATGGGTATTATGTGCTTAAATTCAACGCCAATGTATCAGTAGATGGTAAGAGTCAGGTTGAGGAGTTCAGAATGGAAGAACTGGATAGAAAATATGAAATGAAAGAAGTGAGAGATGAAAGCACAACAAATTACACTTTATACATATAAGATGATATTTATGACTAAAGTTATACTTAATGGCTAAACGCAACGGAAGGACTCCTAGAGTCGAAGAAGAAGACAAATTTTTTGAACCAGAAGTGACCAAGATGTTGGGTCATCGATTCAGATTCAAATGTAAGAATGAATCGCAGAAGGTATTTTCAAAATTAATAACAGAAAAAGAGATAATTATCGCAGCAGGTCCTGCTGGTACTGGTAAATCATTTGTAGCTATTGGCCGAGCAATCGAATTGTTACAGAATGTCTCAAATCCATACAAAGCCATTGTTTTATCAAAACCAGCCGTTGAAGCGGAAGAGAAAATAGGATTTGCACCAGGTTCCGTGAGGGAAAAAATGGAACCTCATATAGCGTCATCTTTAGACATTATCGATAAAATCATTGGCAAAACCAATCGTATTAAATTAGAGGAAAAAGGGTTATTAATCATCCAACCTCTTGGATTCATACGTGGTAAGACATTTGACAATAAGATAATCATCATTGAGGAGGCTCAAAATTTATCTAAAAGTCAATGTAAAACTATATTAAGTCGTATAGGGCACTCTAGTAAGCTTATTATCTCTGGAGACCTAGACCAATCGGATAGATACAAAGATGTGCGTCAGAGTGGCTTATTTGAGCTTATGACCCTACATAGGAACATTCCTGAGATAGGATTTTACGAATTCGGAGTTGCTGATATTGTTAGAAATCCACTTATTACTAAAATTCTGAACAACTATCCTAAGACGGTAATACCAGAATTGAAGTTAAAAGAATCTAAACAACCGACAAGACCTCAAATTAGAGTAATTCCAGAAGGGTCTGAACCCAAAGTACCTAACGGTACAATATTCAAACCAACAGAATATTATGACAAATACTGGTCATTTAAAAATCTTAAAAAGTTTTTTTCAGAAAAATTCACTTGGTAGCTTTACTTTGATGTAGTTCATCCTTATTCTTGTTATTATGAGAATAGGAATAACGTTAGATGAGGTTATCAGGGACTTCATAGGTCATTTAGCTTATACAATGGCGAAAGTAAGTGGTGATAAAGAATATAGTGTAACAGAGAATGATGTCACATCGTTTGATTTAACAACCATTTTTGGGTTTAAGTCAAAAGAAGAGATGTATAAGATTTTTTATGAAGACGCAGCCTTAGAACTATTTGGACATCCCGACCAATTGCATGATAATATCATGAATAAATTGAATACCCTATATTTGGATATTCTTGACGATGAAGAAGATATTCACCAAGTTACGAAATTAGTGCTAGCTGGCTTCACTTTCGAAAATAAAGGTCTGCGCTTTTATGACGCCTATTCAGCAGCCGAAGCAAAAGAGTTATTAAAGCAAAATATTCCTTCTTAATTTTACAAGGGAAGGATAGTATAAATACTGCAACGGGTCAATACCCAATTGGGTTAACCAATTGATAAGTAAAGCGATATTTTTATTCATCGTGTTTTATTGTATTTTTATTTCTT